CGAAACCCTTTTACATTTGGCGGCATAGGTGTCGGATAATCCCATGCCATAGTCACCATGGCGGCAGCGCTATAAGCCGCGTATAGAGCAATGAAGGCAAACGCGTAAAAAAGTGACTTCATTAGCCTACAAATGTCCTTCTAAAACTAGACGTATTGGCGCCGTTTCCGGTAGCGGCTTGTGGTTGGGTTCCCTCCCCTGTCTCCTGCTCATTACCCTGCATACGTCCGGCTTTCATCTGCTCTAGGGCAATGGCCTGCTGCGACGCGGCGAGAATTTCATCAATCATGCTGGCGTCAAAAAACTCGAACATATCTGCCACCCGGTTGAGAAGCGCACGAGACTGGGTGAGGACGGATCCGACGGGAGAGGACAGGAGCTGTAGGATTTGAAAAAAGTCCTGTTTTTCTGATTCCTGGTTACGTGGTCTGGCCGAGCCAGGCGCGACCATCAGGTCAGACTCAAAGTCGAGATCCTCCGGTGACAGCATCAGCCATTTGTCATCGCCGAAACGTTGGTCAAAGGAGACACGGATACCAGGATACTGTTGGATATTACTGGCAATTTCCTCTCCGTAGGCTAGTGCCACGTAGGACATAAAGGACGACTCGTTGGTGCCTCTGAGGCGAATGAACATGCCAATGGTCATGGTCGACTTAAGAAGCCGCAGCATTTTCCTACCGGCAATTTCTAGGAAGATGTTGACGTTGTGCCGCATTTCTAAGTCGCGCATTTCTCCGGAGGACACCGCTACCTTGGAGTCAAAGACGGAATCGGCGCCGCGGTTGCGACCACCAATTCGGGCACCCGTCACCCCAGTTTCAAAGGCCCAATCGGCTTCTAGCAGGTTTAAGTCCTGGGCAATGTTGGTGGGTAGGGGTGGATCGGCGTGAACGACCGGGGGACGCGTGAGATCGGTGACTTTGACGCCTTGCATGTCTTGAGAGGACTTAAGAAAGTTAACCGCGTCGTTTTCATCCTCGAATGTGCTGTCTTCGTAAAACACTTTGCGAGCGGTGCGGTTGGCCCCGGTAATGAGCTGCCGACGCCGTACGTGGTGCTCACGCTGAAGGGACAGCCAGGAGTAGATGTAGGGCATGGGCCAGGGGCAAGACTGCGGACCTAGTATAGGTATATAGCCAAGTAACATTGAATAAGGGTGATTTTCAATGTATTCAGGCGTGTCCCGGTCTAGTAAAAAGCGGGTGTTGCTAAACGTTTGGCCTGGTGCCCAAATGGTTTGCCTACCTTTACGCAGGTCCCATAGCTCCACATAGGTAATATACTTATCCGGCTTTTCATACTCCTGCATGTCCATGGGCATGTAGGAATAGTCTTCTTCATCGTCGCTAGACATGTTGGTACGAAGCTGGGAGCGCAGGTTAGAGGGGAAGCGTTCGTCTTCGCGGGCTTCGTCTAATAGCACGGTAATTTCTTCGGCCATCCAGGGCCAACGGAGGTGCGCAGGGCCAGCGTTGGGGAAGAGCATTTTTTCCCCGTTAACCCAGTCCCAGCGGTACGTTTCATCATCGACGATTTCATCCGGCTCTACGATGGGCATGCCGTCTTCATCGGTAACGAGCGCGGGTTCCTGGTTTTCGTCCAGTAGCGGGAGGCCAGCCTCAGAGCGTTCGTACATGACTTCGCCAGCCCGTGGATTCTTTTTAAGGGTAGGCTGGTAAGAACATTTAATCACGCCAACGGAGAAAAAGGACTGGAGGACGGCAAGTTTAACAGAGAACTCTAGATGATGTTCCTGCCCAGCGATTTCAGAGAGGGCTGCCTCTGCCATTTTGGCTTTGATGATACTAGTGGGATCCGTGTTCTGGGCCTTCGACCTAATGACAAAAGTTGGGTTTTGTAGGAACAGTGAGGGGAGTATGGTTTTTATGGTCGGGAGTATTTTGTTGACGTAGAAGGAAGAGGAGCTTTCGTCATCTCTTAGGACGGAATCAGCTAGGTCAGAGTAAAAGTAGCGATAGAGGGTGTCGACGTCGTATTTATCTCGCCAGGTACGGCGAATTTCCTTGGCCAGTGCAATGCGGTTTTGTACTTGCTTCAGGCGGTCAAGAGAGGTTTGTCTTGTGTCATTTGCACCCGGTGGCGCATTGGGTTCGGCCATTAACGTGCAAAGTCCCTCACATAGGATTTTTTGAGTTTAGATGGCTGTTTATCCAGGTTCATCCAAAAAGTAAAGTCTGCTTCTTGCTTTTTTTCGGGTATGATCCTAACCCCTACCGGAAACCTTCTCAACCAGTACTTGACGGCGTCCCACGCATGGTTGTCTTTATCAATCAGCTGTTCAGGCTGATTTTTAAACTTGGCGGCATGCTGGGAAATTTGCGCCCTCTGAAGCATGCCCATCTCCCAAATGAGGTTACGACAGTCCCTATGGATCTGATACCCCGGCATCATGGGGTCTAGCCACAGATTACCGGTTAGCCACGAGGCAACGGTGCCGTCATCCCCTCTTAAACCAGGCTGGAAGATAACCCCGTGTTGGCGGAACAAATAGGCGACGGATTTATTGGTTCCACGGGCCATCACCTGATTTTCACGCATAATTTCAGGATCGCAGACTTTCAGTACTTCTCTTCCAGCGTAGGGGTTCCCCTTGTATCTCTTCCCTGTTTTAGCTGAAGTGGCGTCGTATCCCTTAATGATTTCGGCAATCATTGGCACTTCCACCCCTTCGTCGTAAAACTCCCATATGGTCTGTCTAATATCACCAGGTAGAACGGCATGGACGAGGTAACACGCAGGTGAGGCGTAACCGTGATCATAGCTCCCGTATAGCTTCGCGTTTGTTAGGTCGACCTTGCCGTCAATGAATATATTAGAGCTTTTCAACCACTTATGCCAATCGGGGAACACTTTTTGTCCTCCTCCGGCACCGTACTGTATTTCCATTTCCTTTAGCCAGCGGGGGTCTGAGACGCCGTTTTGGTAGCCTGATATCGCTTGTTTGAGCCAGCGGCGGCCCACGGCATTACTAGGATTCTTCGTTTCATCGGCAGCGTAGTGGAGGCGGCAAACGGTGAGGTTACCAGAGGTAGTACGTAGCGTCATCGCTTTCTTATTGGGCAGTATTTTTTCGGCCATTTTTTGTGGCTACCACATTTTCTTGGACAAGTGGAGAGCACTTGGCCAACTATTTACACCCTAGCCTCGACGATCTCTTGAAAATCCCCTACTTCAGCCGATGAGACAAAAATAGCTTGGCCGCCACCCCTAATAGCCGGCAAAGTGGCGCTATAGGCTTCTCCAAACTCGGGTTGGAAGCCAGCCTCGTCAGACATGAGCATAGAGGGGGTGTGAGACCTTATAATACTACCCCCTTGCGGTATACCCCAAACGTGGGAGCCGGAGGCGAAAAAAGCGTTGCACTTGGTGGCCGTGGTCATGGATTTCATGTGATCCGGCAAGTGAGACTCCATAAAGGTTAGACGAGCGCTATCCAGTTCGTCTTCCTTTACGCATACGAGCTTTTTAGCGTCGTCTTCCCGCTTAGACTGTACCATAATGAGCTGGTGCTGCTTAAACTTGGCGCGCCACAGGCAGTAGGCCAGGGTTAGCCACGTGACCATCACCTGCCGCGACTTTTCGACCGCCAATAGCCCCGTTTCAGCCACCATAGCCAAATCATCAACCCCAAAACCCCAATCACGCGCATATTGCGCTTGGTCAGGGTGCAAGTAGTGCCCGCCCACTAAATAGAGGTCAAGAAGCACGCGCATGTAGGCCAGATCGGGAAACGGCTTGACCGGCTCATGCGCATCGTGCTCATCCTTAGTATAGAGGAAAGAACGGCCCGAAATACCGAAAATAAAGGCGTGAGCGTCCTTCCGGCAAACCATCAGGTCAAGTTTTTGGGCTGGTGTCACTGGTTTCTTCCTTAGCGGCGTCCACCCACTGGGCGATGGTAAGAAGCTGCTCAGCAGAGAGAAATCGGTCCCAATCGCCCTCTTCATAGTCGTCACTTCCCCAGCCTTTTTGCACCCGGGCGGTAATTTCCAGGAAGTTTTTAGCCTGAGTGGTTAAATCAAGGCAAGTTTTTACCAGGGTGGAGGCGCTAAGTTGCTGCTTTAACTGGGTGAGTAGCGAAATAATGGAGCGTGCCTCACTACGCGTAATCCACGGACCTGTGCGCGAAGCA